AGAAACCAAGGAACTGCTGGTTGGATGGCAGTTACGGCAGTTGTTCTTAATCGTGTGAATGACGATAGGTTTCCTAACTCAGTCTGCGAGGTTGTTCAAGAAGGACCAACTCGTAAGTCATGGCAAGACTCAAATGTAAGAATTCCAATCAAGCATCGATGTCAGTTCTCATGGTTCTGTGATGGTAAGTCAGACAAACCAAAAGACAAGAAGACATACAACGATATGCTAGGTCTTGCAGATAGTATTCTATCAAACGAACTGCCATTCTATGATATCACAGATGGCGCAACACATTACCATGCAGATTACGTCACCCCTGCATGGGCAAAGACTAAGACTATGACAGTCGAAATCGGTGACCATATCTTTTATAAATGGGAGAAGTGAAGATGAATCTGAAATATTCTGATGACGTTGTAAGAGACTACGACAAGTTGAGTGATGGACGTAAGGCGTACATCATCAAACGTGCCGAAAAGAAAGGTGTTACTGTTTCTGAATACCTTTTAGAGAAATATAACAAATGAATATATTCTATTTGGATAAGAGTCCGTCTATCGCCGCAGAGATGCATTGTGATAAACATGTGGTGAAGATGATTTTGGAGACTGCTCAGATGCTATCAACTGCACATCGTGTTCTTGATGGTGATGAGTATGCAGATGCAATGGGTCTATACAAACTCGCACATAAGAACCATCCATCTACAATCTGGACTCGTGCATCTATGGAGCAATATCTGTGGCTGTATGACCTGTTTCACTATCTTCTTAAGGAGTACACTTTCCGTTACGGTAAACACCATGCAAGTGAACGACTAGTCGGTGCGCTCTCTAAACTACCAGAGAATATTGCTAATATTGGTTTCGCTGACCCACCTCAGTGTATGCCTGATTATTGCAAAGGTGATGACACAGTTCTTGCTTACCAGAATTACTATATACTAGAGAAATCACGTTTCGCAAAGTGGAAGAAACGTTCTATACCGGAGTGGTTTGATGGTGGGATACCTAATGGAAAGAGAACCGTATTGGGATTACATGGGCAGACGGTCCAAAGAGGAGCGGCTGGTGCCTGAGTATATTCATAAGAATGAGATTTCTGAAATGCAGAAACAAATTCATTATTTGCAAATGCGTGTAAAACAACTATCAGAAGAGTTACATAACCTGAGAAATCATGGACCAATACAATTGGAGTTAGATGTATAATGCCAACATATAGATTTTACGATACTGTGACACAGGAAGAGTATGATGAGTTCATGCCTATGAATGAACTTGATGAATATAAGAAACTTAATCCTCAAGTGCAACAGCTTCCAGTAGCAGTTGCTATTGCAGGAGATCACATGATGGGTGTCGGACCAAAGGTAGATGGTGGGTTCACAGAGAACATGCAACGTATCGCAGAGTCACATCCAGGCACACCTCTCTCAGACCGTTACGGTTCAAGTAGTACAAGTTCTACTAAAGAAATTAAGACAAGAAACGTGTTGAAGAAACACGGAGTATTATAAATAGAATTGACGCGGGCGAGATATCAAACTTCAGCAAGGGATGCACAGCGTCTACGCAAGCTGGGAAGTCACTCCGCCCATGTGTCAGAGGGGGGAAGGCGCGCCCCCACTCCCCCCTCTTTTTTTCTCTAAAGGATTGTTATGGCTAGTAAGAATAAAGAAATCAATCATTCCCAACTCGTAACTGTTAAACCAATTACAGACAGTCAGAAGGTTGTGTTTGATACATGGAAGAAGGGAAGAAACCAATTCTTATTTGGTGCAGCAGGAACAGGTAAGACCTTCGCATCACTCTATCTCGCACTCAACTCAGTTCTGGATTTAAAGTCCAATTATGAACGAGTCATTATCGTCCGTTCTCTCATTCCAACAAGAGAGATTGGGTTTCTACCCGGCGACGAGGAAGATAAGTCTGCATTGTATCAGGTGCCGTATCAGAACATGGTTCAGTTCATGTTTGAGATGCCAAACGAACAGTCATTCAATAATTTGTATGACCGTCTAAAAGGTCAAGGTTCACTCTACTTTTTGTCAACTTCTTTCCTAAGAGGGTTGACATTTGATAACTCTATTGTTATAGTAGATGAATGTCAAAACATGAACTTCCACGAACTGGATACAATCATCACTCGTATTGGGCAAGACTCTCGTATCGTGTTCTGTGGTGACTTTGACCAGAGTGATTTACAGAGAACGAATGATAGGAATGGACTGCATGACTTCCTACGCATTCTTGAAGAGATGGACGAATTTAACTGCACAGAGTTCAGCATTGGAGATATCGTAAGGTCTGGATTTGTGCGAAACTATTTAATTAACAAAATTAAAATGGGACTAGGAATGGACTAATGGATATTGATAAACTCAGAGAACAACTAAAAATTGACGAGGGGTGTGTATATGAATTATATAACGATCATCTTGGTTATGCTACTTTCGGCATTGGCCATCTGGTTCTTGAGTCTGACCCCGAATATGGTGCTGACATCGGAACACCAGTATCGGACGATAGAGTCATTGAGGCCTTCGAGCAAGATGTCCAAACAGTATTGTCAGACTGCGCCATCCTTTATCCAGACTTCGATGAGTTGCCAGAAGAAGCTCAACAAGTGATTGCTAACATGATGTTCAACATGGGAAGACCCCGTTTGAGTAAATTCAAGGGTATGAAACGTGGTGTAGATTCCCGTGATTGGAATGCCGCGGCAGACGAGATGGTTGACTCGGCGTGGTATCGTCAGGTCACCAATAGAGCAGATAGACTAGTTGAGAGGATTCGAGCATTATCATAATATATAAATACATGATAAACGGAGATTAAATATGGCAACTTATACATCCACAAAATATATAACAAGACCTAACACTTCAATTGAATGGCCTGAGGTATCCGTGGGATTAAATGGTTACGATAGTCTAAAATCATCAGGAAAGGTTAGTATAGATGCTACTTATTCTGCGGATGGTTTAACCCAAACAACTGTTTTTGTTTGGGTTTCTGAAGAAGAATATAGAAACAATCTTAGAGGTTCCCCCACACGCGACGGAGACTTGGAAGTAGCAACTACACCATATTTCGAATACATGGCAACAAACAACGTAACTGGCTGGGTTGAAGAGGAAAATGGAACAGTTAGAGTTTTTAATAGTTCTAGTAGAACTTTTGAGGAAGAATAGAAATTTAAACGATGTTTAATCATGAACCAGTTGAGTTGCAAACTATAACAGCAACAAATAAGGACGGTGTTCGTCTATATGAGACACCAGACGGTAACAAATACCCATCAATCACAACAGTACTATCTGTACGAAACAAGCAGGGGTTGATGGAATGGCGTAAACGTGTTGGTAACGATGTTGCAAACTACGTTGCACGAACTGCTGCTGCAAGAGGAACCAAAGTTCATCACATGTGTGAGGACTACCTCAACAACATGCATCTTGACTTTCCCGAAAAGTGGATTGAACACAAAAAGAACTTCCTGCCATATTGTCTTTTTAATCAACTGAAAGACAAAGCGTTATGCAATATTGATAACATATATGCACAAGAAGCAGGTCTTTACAGTGATAAATATAAGGTAGCGGGCAGAGTAGATTGTATTGCTGAATATGATGGAACACCTTCCATTATTGACTTCAAGACATCCTCTAAAGAACGCAATGATGATTGGAATGAAAGTTATTACATTCAAGGCTCTGCATATGCAGAGATGTTCGGAGAGAGAACAGGGATTGAAATCTCACAGGTAGTTATTCTCGTAGTCACAGAGGACGGAACTGTTCAAGAGTTTGTAAAGGACAAAAACAATTATCTAGATGCGTTGGTCGAATCCGTTGCAGAATGGAGAAGACGTAATGAAGTATCTAACATTCCTAACAGCACTGCTGCTTAGCACACCAACCTTTGCACAAGAACCACCATCTTTATTTCAAACTCAGAAACCAGTTCTTTGTGCGCCATTACAAGTTATTCTGGGTGCAGTTATAAATCTAGGTGAAGAGCCATATGCATATTGGACTGACCCTGATAACGATACTGTTAATCTAATGTACGTTGGAGACAGTGGAATTACCATCATTGAATCTTTTTCAAATGGTAATGCATGTATTATTGCGGCAGGTAAAGATGTAGAATTTGTGAACAAAGCAACGAAAAGTTCCTTGACTTTAAACGGAGAAGATGTTATATATAACAGGTAACGTTGATGATGACTCAACGCTGTACTGGACGCGGGGGCAGTACCCGCCGCCTCCACCATAAACACATGAGGATATAATGAATTGGGATTGTCACTGGATTAGTTGGTTTAAAGGAACTCCTTTTCAATGGGGCGAATTTAGATTAAATAGTGGAAATCCTTATAAAAGTTATAGATTTGGACCATTACTTATTCGTGTGTTTCTGAGGGGGGCGAAATAGGATCGACGGGCAGTTAATAGGAATTCGGAGTTACACGGTTGGTCGCGTATAGACCACTATAGTAAATGCAAACGATAATTTTGCACCATTGGCACTCGCTGCGTAAGCAGTAAGTGTGCAGGAGTTTCGGTAGGTTCCTTGGCAACAGAATAACCTACCACTTTAAAGGATGGAATACTTCTATCCAATTTGTCATGACAAGGAGATATTTAGATTATGACTACTATGACTAAGGCAGCGAAGGTTGTTGCCGCACTTGAGAACGGAACTGAACTTACTGCAAAACAGATTAGCGCACGATATGGCGTTAAGAATGTTCGTGCGCTCATGAGTTCACTTCGTATGCAGGGATATCCTGTTTACCTCAACAAGCGTGTTAGCACGTTTGATGGACAGACTTACCGCAAGTACCGTATTGGTACTGCATCACGTTCTGTGATTGCCGCTGGTAATCGCGCAATCGCGATGGGTGTTTAACAACTAAATACCTTTGACTGGTAGACAGGTCATTAATTAGTGTCTATCGTAGGACTATGCGTTAACGGTTCGGGTGATGCCGTAATACATCCGTGGGGAGCCAACGGTCAGCTCCCCAACTTTTTATAGGAGAACTTATGACTTTGAACACTGCTAAATCTTTCTCTCTTGAGATTGAAAGAATTGCTAATGAAAAGGGTATTACCCACATGGAGGCAGTAATAGATTATTGTTATAGACAAGGTATCGAACCTGATACTGTTGGAAAACTTATCTCAAAGAGTCTCAAAGAGAAGATTGAGGCGAATGCGAGGGAACTAAATTTTTTACCAAGAACAGCTAAGTTACCCGTATGAAACATCTCAAGGAACAGAACACTAACTATTTCGTGCATCTTATTCATGCATGGTCTATGGGTATTGTTCTTTTTATTCACGGGGTAATTCCCTGCATTTTAACTGATTGGGTATCGAAGCGTATCTGTAATGGAACCGATTGACGTATATTTGATGTACTGTGCCTTCAAGGCACATTTTGGAAAGACTGATTATGACTTTGTAAAGTACAAAGGTAAGACTCGCATTTCCAGAGACACATTCTATAAGCGCAAGGACCGTGGGTTCTTTGTGCGTCTATCCAGAAAATATAAATCAGAAGAAGAAGTTAAGAATTACTTCCTGTCCAACTTCATCAAGGACAGGAAGGGTTACATCGCTAACTTCAATGATGAGAACTATAACTCATGGAAGTTGAAACGGAGTAACTTTTTTGATATGTTTGTGGTTGAGATGACTCCACTTGTAAAGGACTTTGAGCCACTATTTGAGATGAAGAAGCACAACCACCCGAAACTTCTTAAGGAGTTTCTGGGTGGACGTGTATCACTAGAGACGATTATCATTATAGATGAGTTAGTCTCTTTCAGTAAAAATTGGGACAAACTATTAGAGGACGATGTTGTATGGCCTGACTTAAAAAAATTTATGAATGATTATAAAAGGTTCTTGACAATTGACAAGAATAGGTATAAGATAAGTTTATTAACATTAATTGAGGAGTCCAGAAGTGGATCGTGTTGAAGGTTTTTATCAGGCAAAAGTTGCCGAACTTCAGAACACTGTAAAGTCGTTACAGTGGGATAATGCAGAACTCGCCAAGAAAAATGGTGAACTCTCAGAGAGAGTTGCAGAACTGGCGATGATGCGTAACAATCGTCGTCCAAACAACAATCGGGACAATCGTACCCGTAAGTAAAGAATAAGTGCCTCTATAGTTTAACGGTAAAACAGTTGATTTGTAATCATCAGATCGCAGTTCGATTCTGTGTGGAGGCACCATTCTACAGGAGAAATATATGATTTGGGCAATTAGTATTTTGAGTGTTGCTGTAATCTGTTTGGTTGCAGTGAATGTAATTGATTATTTTTGGCATAAACGTATTGAAGTTCGTCTTGATAAACTAGATGGTGCAACTCTCAATAATATGCGAAGAGAGAAAAACATAAATCATGAGGACTTGTTGAAATAACAATGACAGTAAAACTTATATCACATTCACAAGTACCCAAAGAAGGGTTCATTGGTATAGATACCGCACAAGACCTTATTGCATATTGTGCCCGTGTATCTAATCCCTCTAATCAGTTGAATAGAGATACCGCCGAGAAATTGGTTAGATATCTTATTAAACACAAGCACTGGTCACCTCTAGAGATGGTTAGTGCGTGTATTGAGATTGAGACAACACGAGATATTGGACGACAGATTTTGCGTCATCGTTCGTTTTCATTTCAGGAATTCAGTCAGCGTTATGCAGACCCGACTAAGGATTTAGAATTCGTTACCAGAGAAGCTCGTCTACAGGACGAGAAGAACCGCCAGAATAGTGTAGAGATTGATGACCCCAAACTACAGGAAGAGTGGGACACTCTACAGGAGATGGTGATTGAGGATGCACGTTCTGCATACAACTGGGCAATCAGTAAAGGTATTGCAAAGGAACAGGCTCGCGCAGTTCTACCAGAGGGTCTTACGATGTCTCGCATGTATATGAATGGTACTCTTCGTTCATGGGTGCATTTCATCGAGCTTCGCAGTGGTCATGGAACGCAGAAAGAACACATGGAGATTGCCAGAGAGTGTGCAGTTGCAATTGCACCCATCTTCCCCATGATACAGGAATTTGTGAATGAGTAAATCACTGGTAATTGGTAATGGTGAGTCACGCAAGTGGTTCAGTGAGAAACAGTATGAGGTTGATGCTGTCACATGGGGATGCAATGCAATCTATCGTGACATTATGGTTGATAATCTTGTTGCAGTTGACTATGGTATGCAACAGGAAATCTATCAGTCTAATCACTGGAGAGATGCTCAGTGCTGGTTTGCGAACTGGTCCATTCTACCATCTGAAGTTGGTGACATGATGTTCATGGGATACGATATTCCAGAGTCATTTGTTCATAAGACACCCAATCGCACAGAACGTTGTGTTATCTCAGGTAAAGACCCTGTGACACTACAGGAGAAGATTGATGTGGCAATACAGATGAATCCAGACCTTAACATGGTTGACCTTCGTAACAAGATGGAAAAGGATGTCGGCGTCTGGATTACATATGTGGAGGAGGATGACAACATAAATAACGTTGACTTTCCTGTAGGATGGTCAACTGGAAATACTGCAATTCACCTTGCATGTCAAAGTGGTGCAGAAGAAGTTTATATCTTGGGATTTGATTTGTCAACATATGATGAACCATTGAACAATGTATATAAAGGGACAGATAACTATCTGTCAAGTGATGCAAAAGGTTTTAATTCATCCAATTGGATTAACCAGATGCAAACTGTTTTTACAGAGTTTCGGAATATTAAGTTCTATTGGGTTGACCCAGTAGACCGTATTGGTCAGAAAGATTTCTTTCAGAATGGCCAAGATGGTAAATTTAATAATCTAAGTTACTTGACAAAAACAGAGTTTTGTGATAAAGTCAATATCTAAACATACGAAACATATATTTACATAAGGAGAATACATATGTCGTTAAGTACACTCAAGAAGTCCAATTCTTTGGACAAACTGCTCGGTGCAGTACAAGCAGAAAACGCCCCCCAAGAGAAGAAGTCCTATCAGG